AACACTGATCAATAGTACAACACTAGTTGATATGGTTGGTCGTGACCCTATAGAAAAGCAAGGACAAATCCGCTGGTACAAGCGTCCTGAAAAAGGCAAGACCTATGTTGTAGCACTTGATCCTAGTCTGGGCACAGGTGGCGACCCTGCGGCTATACAGGTATTTGAACTGCCTACAATGATACAATGCGGTGAGTGGCAACACAACAAAACACCCATACAAAGACAAATTGTTATAATGAAAGAAATTTGTGAATATATTAATGATCAAACACAGACTCCTAATAACATTTATTACAGTATAGAAAATAATACACTAGGTGAAGCAGGACTTGTAGTTATCTCTGAAATGGGCGAAGAAAGTATCAAGGGCACATTCTTAAGTCAGCCAGTTACTGCTGGGCAAGCAAGAATGCATCGCAAAGGATTCACTACAACTAACAAAAGTAAAATTACTGTCTGCGCAAAGTTTAAGAGTTTGATTGAAGGTAAGAAAATGACTATTAATAGTCAAAACTTAATCAGCGAACTTAAAACATTTGTAGCACACGGGTCTAGTTTTGCCGCTAAACTTGGTGAAACAGATGATTTGATTAGTGCTACACTGTTAGCACTACGCATGACACAAGCACTACAAAGTTTTGACAGCGAACTTGATAGCCATATGCGTGATAGTCCCGAAGACTTCATAGCACCAATGCCATTTATAATGATATGATAATCACCCCTGTTGATGCACAATATAATCTATTCTTAGTAGAGGATATATATCCGCAAAATCTACTCGATCAAGTTGCGCAAGAAGATTTTATGAGTTACGAATGGGAACTACAGGAAGGACAGTTAGATTGGCCTAGACGTAAACTACTACCAAAGCAGGATAGTATATTACCCAAACTTGATGTGTACTTAAACACAGTCAGGCAAGATCTAGCAGATGCACTAAATGTACATTTTCCCGAATACGACTGTTGGAGCAGTTTTTGGTTAGACTACGCTCCGTATACTTGTGGTATACATTTAGATGGTGATTTACCTATAGCAATGCAGATATACCTGCTCGATAGCGCAGACGCTAAACACGGAACAGTGTTTTATAACGCAGACGAAACTGTACGCTACACATTCCCTTATAAAGCAAACACAGGATACATTATGTTTAACGGTACTAATCAATATCATGGCGTTCCGACTACACTTAACGAAGGGGAAACACGTTTGAGTAGTTACACTTACTTTGGTCCCGTGGAGCATAAATAATATATTATGCGTGAATTAGACAAGATATCAGCCTCATTATTTGAGAAAATTAGAGCAAAATTTGACAATGTAAACATTGGCAACGACAAAGCCAATCGTACAAGCGACCCTGAACAGGCTCGTTTTATTAACTTTGATTACATCAGTAACACAGGTGAAAACGTTGGTAACGTTACATTAAGTCTAATTGACGAGGACGCACTTAAAGTATACTACGGTATAAACATCACAGAAGGTATGAGTGATGAAGATAAAGATGAATGGTTTCAGTTTTTGAGAAATATGCGTAAATTTGCTAAAAGAAACTTACTTAACTTTGAAGTACGTGACATCAACCGTAGCAATCTTGACCTACAGAATTTAAAACAGCAGAGCAAAGCAGACGCACAGTGGGACACAGACGATTTAGTTGCTGAGTCACGCTTATACGGCGATAACAGAGACAAGCATACCAGTTACGCAGACCTAGGCGAACATAAAATTATTATCAAGCACGTAGAATCAGTGGATCCAGACAAACATGGTGCCCGTGCTAGAAATATTGATCGTGTGTTTATTGAAACACCATTAGGTGAGCGTTTCTTACTTGACCACAAAAACCTACACGGCGCTAGAGCATTAGCAAATCACCTAAACCGTGGTGGCGAGATGGGTGACAGTGGTTGTGAAGTTATTGCTGAAATGGTTAAAGAAATGAGTGCTATGCGACACTTTGCTCGAAGTATGAACAACAGAACTTTTGAAGATACAGAAACAACACGTATGGTAGAAGCCGCACTAGGTCGCTACGCAGAAGTTAGAAAGCAGTTAGAAAGTTTCAAAGGTCGTAATGGACACGAGTTGTTATTACAAATAGCAGAAAACTATTCAGCACCAGAAGATGATGTTGATGTAGATGCACTACGTGAGCGTTTTGTTAAAAAGATATTTGACGATAGACTTAACGATGCACTACCATATGTTCATAGAGCATACACAAATCAATTTGAAGATTGGGCAACAGATGTTACAGAAGAAACATTTGGTCCAGCCGCAACAGACGAACTGACTGACTTGTTCAACGAACCAATTACAGTTGGCGTTGACGGACAAGATGCTATTGCCGCACTAGAAGGCATTAGTTATGTTGACAATGATAGTTTACACGCAGAACTAAGAGAATTATCAAAGCAAGGTCCAGACCAAGACGCTAGACCAGTTATTGCAAATTGGTTAGCACAAAATGGTGAAACTGAACTTGCAGATGAGCTCGAGGCTATATTACAATCACAAGCAGTTAATACACAAGAACCTGCACCACAACCTGCAGAACCAAAAGCAGATACATACGCTGACTCAACTATGCCAGCAGGCAATCCAGACCCAGTTGTTAACGAACAAGAAGATTTGGATATGCTACGTTGGTTAAGTGGTTTGGTAAAAAAATAAAATTTTCAGCTTGACAAGATAAATATATTTGTTATACTAATGCAGTGCGTTAGTATATCTAGGCACATTACATTAAGGCAATTTTATTAAGGAGAAAACTATTATGGCAACATCATTGGCTGAAATTAGAGCAAAGCTACAAGCACAAGAAAACCGCGGTCAAGGCGGTACACAACAAGGCGGCGACAACGCCATCTATCCACATTGGAACATAGCAGAAGGTTCCAGCACTAGAGTAAGATTTCTCCCAGACGGCAACACAAAGAATGATTTCTTTTGGGTTGAACGTTTAATGATTCGTTTACCATTTGCAGGTGTTAAAGGACAAGCAGACAGCAAGCCTGTTATTGTTCAAGTACCTTGCGTAGAAATGTATGGTGAACAATGTCCAATCTTAGGCGAAGTACGTGGATGGTTTAAAGATCCAAGTTTAGAAGATATGGGTCGTAAGTATTGGAAGAAAAAATCATACTTGTTCCAAGGCTTTGTGCGAGAAAATGCTCTTGCTGATGACAAACAACCTGACAATCCAATTCGCAGGTTTGTTATTAGTCCGCAGATCTTTAACTTGATTAAAGCGGCACTTATGGATCCAGAATTAGAAAACTTACCTACTGATTACACAGCAGGTTTGGATTTCACAATCACAAAAACCAGTAAAGGTGGATACGCAGACTACAGCACTAGTAAGTGGAGTAGACGTGAATCAGCACTTACAGCAGACGAACAAGGTGCTATTGATACACACGGTCTGTACAACCTTACTGACTTCTTGCCAAAGCAACCTGGTGAAGTTGAACTTAAGGTAATTAAGGAAATGTTTGAAGCCAGTGTTGAAGGTCAAGCATACGACCCAGATCGTTGGGGACAGTATTACAGACCAGCCGGCATGATGGCATCATCAACTTCATCAACTGACAGCGATGACTCACCTTCTGTAGCACAACCTGCACCTAGTGCGCAGACTGCTACACCCGCTCCAGTTGTTGAGGATGACCTAGCAGAAGCAGACGCACCAGTAGTAGCACCAGCTAGTGACTCCAGCAAACGTGCTGAAGATATACTAGCAATGATTCGCAATCGTAGTAAGTAGTAAACACTATTAACACTAATAGTGCTTGTGTTCGATATGTTGGGGTACTTTTCCGCCCCAACATATTATTTTTTGGATTACTATGAACCCAGTTAAGTCTATCACATTTGGTCTCGATCCTTCGGCACCTCCTGCCTTTCTTTTAGACTGGGAACTTACAAAAAAATGTAACCTAGATTGTTCCTATTGTGCAATAGGAGAATTTGGCGGACACGATAATTCAACACAACACCCACCACTCGATGAATGCATAAAATCCATTGACTTTATGTATCAATATGTAGATCTGTATATGCAGTACAGAAAAGAAAGTAACAGGAAAGTAGTGTTGAATGTGTACGGCGGCGAAAGTTTAGTACATCCCGATATACTTAAAATATTAGATAGTGTACAAGAAAAATACCAGCAGTATAAAGAACGTTGGGAGTTAACTGTAACCTGTACAACAAATGCTATCGTTGGCGACAGAATGTGGAGTAAAATTATTCCACATATTGATGAATTCATTGTCAGCTACCATCCAGAAAATATACCAAAGCAAAAAGAACAATATAAGAAAAACATATTGGAATTAAAAAGATTAAACAGACGTTTCAAATGTGTTATGCTGATGCACAACGATAAGGAAATGTTTGCTGATGTAGAGCGTATGGTAGAGTTTTGTAAACAAAATGATTTACCTTACTTCTTAAAACGTTTAGATAATAAAGAAGATAAATGGGCTTATACAGGCACACAGTTTAACAAGATT